ACAACTACGTTCAACACCTCAAGAAGTACTACTACGGTATTTACGACTAGTTTTAATACGTCAAGAACAACTACTTTCGTTACTAGTAAAAGTACTAATAGGGCAACTACTACAACTTTTTCTACGAACAGAACGACTACGACTACTTTTAATACTTCTATAAGTACTACCACAACATTTACAACGTCAAAATCAACTAATAGAAATACGACAACGACGTTCAGCACAAATAGAACAACTACAACAGTATTTAATACAAGTAGAACAACAAATACTATATTTACTACAACGTTTAGTACAAACAGAACGACTACAACAACTTTTAATACAAGTAGGACGACAAATACTGTATTTACTACAACGTTTAACACAAGTAGAACCACAATATTTGTTACTAGTAAAAGTACGAATATAGACACGACAACAACATTTTCAACTAATAGGACAACAACTACCACGTTTAATACTACTACTACGATTTCGTCATCTTTTAATACGTTTAGATCAACAATAACAAGTTGGTATACTCCTTCTAGTAGTAATCCTGGTCGTCAATTAAGTTATCCTGCTTCGGCAAACATAGATCATCCGCGAACCGGAGTAAATCAACTAGGAGCATATATACAAGACTTTGATGATGCAAATAATTCAACTGTATGTTCTGGTATTGCCTCTAAAGGCACTAGTGATTTTAATGCTGTATTAAGTGGAGCTGATCACAATAGAATAGTTAACGGCACAACAGGCGTAGAAATGGATTATGATTTTGCGGGAAGTGTTGATGGTAATAGTGATAAATTTGGTATTGTAATTTTAGTAAATGGTGTTTTAACTAGAAAATCAGTTGGAATAGACGATGATAATGAAATTGCATCTGTACATAATTGTTAGCATTATTGTAAAGCATGTAATTAATATAATATATCAATTTAAATTTAATTTTATGGAAATGTTTAATAAAAAGGTTCTTAGAGGAAGAATCGGTAATTTAAAAAAACATAGTGCATTAAATGCATTAGAACAAGTAGAAAGCTATGCCATTAGAAAAATGAGTGAATATGGCATAGAATATAGCTACGATGTGATGGCAGAAGAAATGCCTTTTTTCAACACGTTTGCTTATACATCATACGCAACATCTTTTTTATTTCAACCTTTAAATTCAAAATTAAGAAATGAAATGATGACTGATGCTTGGTATGACAATGAAAGCAAAGTGTTAGACTGGTCATCTTATTTAATTTCAAATGTATTAGATGGAACATCTAATAAATATCAGGATAGAGAAATGGAATATGAAAAATATCCACCAAGAGATTATTTAATGGTGTTACCAGGTTCTAATAAAGTAAAAACTAATATTTGCTTAAATAGAATGAAATTTATACATAAAAAATGCGCTGGCAATCTGTACGTAAAGCCTCACCCTATAACTACACATAAAATTATAGGTGAGCTTAAAGATCTTTTTGGAGAAGATTCAGTTTTACCTAGAAATGTTGATATGTATTATTATATGCAAAAAGCAAGAGGTGTTTATACTACTCATATAAGTGAAAGTGCATTATATGCTTCTTTGCTGGGTAAAAAAATAGAACCATTTGATGTTTGGAATGATATAAGATATGGATCTTTTTATACTATAAATAATTATTTATTCACAAATCAACATAATATAAAAAATTATGTAAATAAAACTTTTTCAAGTTATAAATCAGGAATAATTAATCCTAATGTTGATAAAAACTGGAAATTAAAAATAGATAAATATTTAGCATATATGATGAAAAAAAGATCTATTTATCAAAATTGGTTTATAGATTCAAGAGTACCAAAAAATAAAAAATAATTAAATTAAATACAATGGCAAAAACTTATAAGAAAAAAGCACCTAGTGCTAAAAAATTAACAAAAGAAGAATTAGAAGGCTTAGTAAATATCATAAATAAATTAAACGGTAGTTTAAATGAAGTAGGAGGTATTGAACTTAAAAAACATAAATTATTGCATGCTATAGATTTAGTAGAGGTTGAGTTAAATAAATACCAAAATAATCTTAAAGAAAAATATGGCGATATTCAAGTTAATACACAAACAGGCGAAATAAAAAAGAATTAAATAAAATGCAACTTATAAGAAAAATTACTGTAGGTAAAGATTACAAAAATGATGCAATGCATTATTCCGTAGGTCAAGAAGTGTACGGAGGCCATATTATATGTAATATATTAGAAGAAACAGATAAATTTTCTATATTTATTAAAAAAGGAAAAGAGGTTTTGCCATGGAAAGATTTTAATAAAAATATGGCTATATCTGTTGAATATAATTTAGAATACTAATGCAGAGTTTATTTAACTTTATAGTTAAACCTAAAAATAAAAGATACGATAATAAAAAATATATTGATGGTCAAGAACTAATTTTAAATTCAGAATTAGCCGACCATCGATATGTTAGTCGTACCGGAATTGTGACATCAATACCTAAATCAGAATCAACAGAAATACAAGTTGGAGATGAAGTTATTGTACATCACAATGTTTTTAGAAGATGGCACGATAACAGAGGTAAAGAAAAAAATAGCAGAAGCTATTATGAAGAAGATAAATATTTTGTAAACTCTGACCAAATATTTTTATATAAAAGAAATAATAAATGGAGTGCGCCAGAAGGATATTGCTTTCTGAAACCAATTGAATCTAATGATGTAATAGAAAAAGAAATACCATTTCGTGGTATTGTAAAATATTTAAATCAAGAACTTGATGATATAAAAGTGGGTGATTTAGTTGGTTTTATGCCTGGTGGTAAATATGAATTTATTATTGAAGGCGAAAGATTATACAGAATATTAACTAAATTTATAACCATTAAGTATGAACGTCAAGGAACAGAAAAAGAATATAATCCAAGCTGGTTATGAAGCAGTCAAAGAACTCATTAAAGTTGCTAAAGAACCGATTGTTGAAACTGATGATGATGTTTCAGCCGATCGACTCAAGAACGCTGCAGCCACTAAAAAGCTCGCAATATTCGATGCATTTGAGATCTTAAATAGAATTGAAATTGAGAAAGCATTATTAGAAGGTAAGAATATAGAAGAAAGAGCTGAGTCATTTAAAGGCTTTGCAGAAAGGAGATCTAAGTAATGTACAAGCAATCATTATATCGCGTTATAGAGCCTATAAAAATTAATACGATTAAAAGGCTTAATAAAGCAAAAAAGTGGAAATACGGATACGATAAAGACCACGACGTAGTTATTATCAGTAAGACTGGACAGATTGGTAATATATATAGTATACAAAATTTAAAAATAGCATTGCCCCCAGCACCAAAGAACTTAGATAAAGGAAATAATAAATGGAGTAAAATAGAGTATCCAAAAGAACTTTCAAAGTTAAAAACGATATTCGATTGGAAAGATTTACCGAATGAATTTAAAAATAAGTGGAATGCATATATTGATACAGAATTTAACAGACGCGATGAAGGTTATTGGTTCTATAACAAAGATGTTCCTACTTATATTACTGGCTCTCACTATATGTACTTGCAGTGGACTAAAATCGACGTGGGTGCTCCAGACTTCAGAGAAGCAAACAGATTATTCTTTATATTCTGGGAAGCTTGCAAAGCAGACGTTCGATGTTACGGAATGTGCTACCTCAAGAATAGACGGAGTGGCTTTTCATTCATGGCATCAGCAGAGACTGTTAACCAAGCTACCATCTCTTCAGACTCTAGGTTTGGGATATTATCAAAATCTGGTGCTGACGCCAAAAAAATGTTTACAGATAAGGTCGTTCCAATATCCGTTAATTACCCATTCTTTTTTAAACCAATACAGGATGGAATGGATAGACCTAAAACCGAATTGGCTTATCGTGTACCCGCAAGTAAGTTTACAAAGAAAAGTATACTCACGAAGCAAAGGGACGAGGAACTCGCGGGATTGGACACTACCATCGACTGGAAGAACACAGGAGACAACTCCTATGATGGCGAAAAGCTTTCGCTCTTGGTCCACGATGAAGCAGGAAAATGGGAGAGGCCCGAGAACATCCTCAACAACTGGCGTGTCACGAAAACCACGCTAAGATTAGGAAGTAGAGTTATTGGTAAATGTATGATGGGTTCAACAAGTAACTCATTAGACAAAGGTGGCGAAAACTTTAAAAAATTATACAATGACTCAGATGTTACAAAAAGAAACCGCAATGGACAGACTCGCTCAGGATTATATAGTTTGTTCATACCTATGGAATGGAACTTCGAAGGATTCATTGATTCTTTTGGAATACCTGTATTCAATACTCCCGAAGAGCCAGCTGAAGACAACCATGGGGAATACATTGATGTCGGAGTCATCGATCACTGGGAAAATGAAGTTGAAGGTTTAAAAGGAGATCAAGACGGTTTAAATGAATTTTATA